TCCATGTGCACAACAAGTGAGAGCATACTCCCACTTTTCGGCTTCCCAATCCACAAAGGACAAGTCCCAGTGGTCCATGGAATGCTTCATGATCGCCTTGATATCTCGTTTCCATCTGACTCCCAGACTAACCATCTCACTCTTATCTCTCTTCTTCTGGTACACCAAGTACTCTCGCATCTTCAGTCCCCAATACACAATTGCAAAATGGCAATGATTCATTCGTCTTACTCCTCCCATGCGTTCAGGAAATTCTGCATAAATACAATTTGGCAAAAATTCATCCACAAAAGCAGTCCTGAAAGGCATATAAGATCGTCCTTCCAAAACATGTGATTTCCACAAAGGTTTTGTAACATTCCAATGAGTGTTTTCATGAACTGCATGCAGAGTCGCCAATTTGTAATCTCTTTCCAAATGATACTTCAATCTGGGCAATACTTTTAGTTCATCTTCTTCACAAAATTTCTCACACAACTCATTCACTTTGTCTCTTTCCATAAAGTAACGACACATCTCCTTCCAGGGATGCTCAATGCTCCAAAAGACCGTCGGATTAAAATTTTCAGTCTTGAACTCAGAAATCATCGCTTCATCAAAGAGTCCTGTGTGTTCCTTAGGATGCGCACCTACTTTGAGTCCTATCATCTTGCCAAATAACTCCCTCCAATACAAGGGGTTATTTGCTGCATTTCTGATAGCTTTACACGTAGATGCCAGCCGACAATTCATCACTGGCCCTGCAAATCTCATTATAAGGCCCCACACCACAGATTCTCCCTGGCAAGCTGCTGAAATTCTCTGTTGCTGCAATGATACTGTTGGTCTTTCTACCTCCCAGTCGGCCCCTTGGGCTCTCATCTGGTACAACTTGTTGAACTTTTCTTTCAACGTTGAGTCTATATCAGATTCTCTCAATTGCTTGATCAATGCTTCGAACTCTTGTTCAGGTACTTTCACAAGTTTGGTATTAGATTCATCTCCTGTACGTTTCTCTCTTCCTGCTTTCTCGAGAAGGGTCACATCACGCTTTATTTCTCCGCCTTCCAAGATTTTCAATTCTTTAAGCATCTCTTCTAACAAACATTCTTCTGCTTCCTTCTTATTTACTCCTGCCCCGTCCCACTTTCTTCCAAAAATGGTGGATTTTGCTACCCAAATTCCACTCTCCATTCTAGAATATTCATAGATTGGTGCAAAGTTGTAGACAGCATAGAACTTATTTCGCAGAGAATCCTGAAGTCCTGTCTTCCCCTGGGCCTTCATAATATCCACACACTTGCCCAGTTCTTTCTTGATCTGTTTCTCCTGGAGTTTCATCTTTAACCGTTCTCGTGTTGGAATAAACACTCCCACGTTTGATACCTCCTCAAGATCTTTCAAACGCTCCCTAAGTATTTGACTTGCTTCTTCCACCCCAGGTTGTCCAGCATATGCATGTTCCAATCTCGTGACCTCTCCACGAATCTCACTTATCTGGGAACTAAAGGTCCTACCTTGCGCTTCATTTTCTCCCACTTTCATCTGAGCTTCCCAGGGTGCTATCTCCATCTGCAAACCTACAGCTTCTGCAATCATACTATATTTAGGCTCTTCGTATAATCCAGACTCATCCAAAAATTGATGCATCAAATCAACATATGACAGCAAGACGGGCTTACAACCCTTTCTCACCAACACCTTGTTGTACTTTTCCATCTTTTCTTCGAACATTGGTTTTCCATAATGAAACAACTCAAATAGCACACACCTCACAAGTTCATGAGCTGCCTCGTGCTTTTCCATCTTCACTGTCTGCCAGTTTAAGATCTCTTCCAAATCCTCAAGCTCCATGGGCGCTGTCACCAACCCTGGTATTATTGTTGTGTCAAACCTTCTCTTGAGGAATGTCACTTCACTTAGATCTTTGGTATCGTACATGCTTCCATCCTTTCTTGATGTTGTGTAGGTATATCCAATTGCCTTGGCTTCCTCACACCACATTTCAAAAGTGAACCACTCCATAATTTCCGCCAGGGTCATCACAATATCATCTCCTCCTGAGGCGCACCGTGTCCATTCTTTCACTGTTCCTGGAGTAAACATTCTCATCCCATGGGTTGAAGCACAAAATTCCACAATTTTCTTTGTACTCCATTTTTCTTGTCTCTGGTTGAAAAGGCTCACCAACAATTTCAAATCCTTTGTCGCTGCTTCTTCATTCTCCCATTTCTCTCCCTGCCACATGTTGTGTAGTCCTTCCCACACCTGAGTCACTCTCTTAGCTCTTCTTGACGGGAGATAAATGGAATTCTTCAAGGTCTTAATGCAATTTACTCCGAAAGTATTTAAACCACCTGATCCAAAGAACTGTTCAGGCTGAATAACATCCTTTCCCACAATAACATAAGCACATGGTCCTGATACTTCTCTGTAAATAGCATCTCGTGCCCTATTATCTTCTTCTAATTCTTCCAGGCTTCCTTCCCAGTGAATTCCATACCATCCATTCACAATTCGTACAAACCCCGCATTATATTCCGTCTCTCCACTATTGTCAAAATTGCTAGCATCCCCTTCCAGGGCTTTGGCTTGCAATCCGACTTCCTGCAGATACATCAACAATGCTTGCCACTGAGTGGAATGCGGATTGATCCCGATACAGGCCCCCATCAAATGGCGCGATTGCGCAAGATTTTCAAAGAATGAACAAAACCTTCGTCTCCAATTGCAATAATGAACGAAAAATGAACCGATAAAAGGTCTTGTATCTCCATTTGTCACTTTTATCAGCTTTCGTCTCTCGTCTTTCAAATGCAAGGTATTCGCTCCAAAACCGGTCAAACCTTGTTTGTAACCAGTCTCTGCCTCTATGCATTTTTCCTTCCACCCTTCTTGAAAATGAAGTTGTCCTCTTTCATCTCTCCAAACCGCTTCAGATTTTCCTTTTCCTTTCTTTGGAGATCCAGTGAATCCAAGAGCTGTATCTGTTCGCATCGATCTTGTGAATTGCCATCCATCTACTCCTCGTATTGTTTCCTCCCATGTCAACAAACGGGCTGGTACTAAGCAAGGAATACTTTGAACAATGATCTTTTCACATTCTTCTTCCAGCTCACGGTCAAAATCTGTTCCTGGAACCTTCACCAACTTGGCCAAAGCTTTCTGAAGAGGAAAGATCTCCTCACCTGTCACCGGGTGCTTGAACTTCGCCAGAGCCGCTGGTCCTGTTGTTGGTTCACATATCTCTCCTGCCAACAATGAAGGGACTATTTCTGACTTATGTGGAAATCTGACCCACAAGGCCTTGTCTTTCAACTGGCCCCGGTAATTGTGTCTCTCATCATATATCAACATGGGTTCCTTAGTTTCATCAACCCATTCTTCTCTGAATCCTTGACTCTCTGCTTCAACTTGTTCCACTAATTCCATCACAGGTGAATATTCTGGATCAACATTTCCCGTCACAATATCTGACATGGACGTGCCTTTCCAATACTCATTTGCAATAGCTGTGTCTTTTTCACAGGCCGCAAAACCTTCAGTTAAATGGCCCTGTGTCAACACAGCTCCCACTCCCGAATGAGGTCCCCCTGCTACATGGTGAGCCAAAATCTTGGTTGTGATAAAAGTATTGTGTACAATTATAGGACTAGTACACATCCCTGGCATTGTACCAGTCGGATAAGTCACTGTCGACAAACATTTAATGCCTGGACCGTGTGAAAACCCATATCCAACCGGAGTTTGTGCTCGTTCCGTAGAGAATGATTCTATCCTCAGATCTCCTTCTCCAGGTTGCGAGAAGAACAATGTTGTGTGTGAAATATTGGCATCATCTGCTTCCTTATCAGTTAAGAAATGATGCTTTATATTTCGGAATTCTTGAATTCCTTCCTTTCTCCATTCGTTCTTCCCTAACGGCAAAATGAAAAAGCTCGTATCATTCACTGCGTCCATACTTCGCTGAAGTTCTGACACCTTGAAACGAAATTCTCCCCCTCTGTTGCACTGCAACACAACAAAGGCATCCTTTCCACCCATCAAGTACCACATATGTTTTGCTACAATTCCTTTGGTCCCTTCAACCATCAGGAAACCACAGCAATCAGGCTTCATTCCTGGCCCCGGGTAAAAACACATCCTTCCCATATTTGGTTTTAATGTCTTTTCCATAAACAATGACAACGCCATCTCTCCTCCGTGTGCTCCTACTTTTACAAACCTCACATTTGCTGGAACTGGATTCTGTACAGGTTTCAACTTTCTCCTACCCAATGCATTTTTCGCAACGCCAGAATACTCTGGATTTCCCATCTTATGGGCTTCCATTCCCTCATCTCGGAAGAAAAATTTGTACACCCAGTACATTGTCCCCACTGCTCCTACCACAGCTGCTGTACCCAATATCACCTTCAAAATCATACTCTTTTCAGCATTTGACTTTATTGCTTCTTCCATTTGCTTCACGGCCAATTTGGCTTCATCAATCAATGAACCCGTCTTTTTGGCCAATTCAGCTTTGTAATTGTACAGAAATTCTAGATGATTTTCCTGTGCTACTTCTCTCAACTTTCGTTGGTGATCTGCCTCTTTATCTGTCATAGGTTTATTTGAAAGCAGCACTGGAGGTACAATAGAAACAAATTGTTTAGAACGATCCACATACTGGAAATAGGTACTCTCCATTGTCTGTTTCTCTTCTACTTCAATTTCTCCATCCACCTTCACTATCTTTGAGGGGTCTGACACATCTTTCAAAGTTATCTCCCCTCGCGTCCACATCTTCCCTTGTGCCACAATTTCCATCTTTGAATAATCTGGCCGCGGATTCTCTCTCTTCAATGCAAGTAATTTAGGATTCTCTACCAATTTATCCAAATCCTCCTGCTTCATAATCAATGGATTCTCAAAGGCCCAGTCAGCTGGGTTCTTCCGATATTGTGTCTTTTCAATGGATCTTTGACGAATCAACTGGAAAAACTGTGTATAGTTTAACCAACCTTCCATCGTGGTATTT